TACGTTGAGCTGCAAAAAGATTCCCTCCCCACGATCCTCGGTGGCCGGCACCCAGACTGGCTTGCCGCTACGAGTCAGTTTGACCAGTCGGCCCGCCACGTCGTTGACGGCCTGATTGACCGCAGGCGCCGTGAGCTGTTGCCCTGACGGCAGGGACAGTATGCCTGGCGCTTGGGCCATGCAGAGCAGTGCAGCTCCGGCCAGCAAGAGACGTTTCATGCAAAGTCCTTCGGGTCGAAGTCCTTCGAGGAGAAGTCGACCCCATCGCCGGGTAGCGGCTGAGGCGGTATCGGCGGTATCAGTTCGGGCTCCGGGAGCGGCAATTCCAGGTCGATGACCAGGTCCTCGGAGGGGGCCGACAGATCGGCATAGACCTTGACGGCAGCGCCCACGAGGATGGCCTGCACATAGTCGCGCTCGGCGAACCGCATGAACGTCATCGGCAGATCCGCCCGGCCGACGAACTGCGTGTTGATCAGCTCGGGTGCGTGGGTGACTTCGTCGGCGCTGCGCAGCTTGATGCCGGACTTCTGGGTCAACGTGTCGCGATTGCGCACCATGTAGATCCCATCGCGCAGGATCGCCGCGTAGGAGCCCGCGCGCGGGCCGTAGAACGACGCCAGGACGGAGATCATCTCGAGGCGATGCAGCCGCGCCGTCTCGAGATCCTCGTTCTGGGAAATCTGTGGATAGTCTGTGGGCGTGATCTGGGTGACCCCGACCGCACACCAGTTCGTCTCGACCGGCGGCTGTGTGGGCGGCTGGGGCTGCCAGCGTGGGCGTACCAGGCACGGATCTAGGCCGGTGACGCCGACGACGAGCTCCTGGAAGATCGCGCCGAGATCCTCGTCATCAGCGGGCTCGTCGAGCGGCGAGATGTATTGGAACCACGTCGAATCGCTCATGGACCGACCATGGTGAAGGTAACCAGCTGGCAGAGCGCTTCGACAAAACCACTGCCGTAGGTGGTGTAGTCGCGCACCACGGCGACGCGGTAGGTGCCATGGTTCCACTTGACCTGGTCAGGCGCGGTCGTGTCGGTCAGGCAGTACAGCGGGAACGGCGTCACCACGCTGATGTACGAGCCCACCCGCTCCAGGTCCGGCAGCTGCTGCAGCTGCGCTTCACTGGCGGGCTGGACGTTGCCGTAGGTGTTGTAGGAGCTCGGGGTGTCGACCGTACGCCCACCAGTGCTGACGCTCCGCGTCGAGCGGATGACAGTAATGTCGTCGGCGAACATCGGGTCCCCCAAGAGCTCGCTGACGTCGAGCAGGGGCATGGGACGACCTCAGAACGAAGGGTTTACGCGGGGGTCGTGGTCCGGGTCTGGATCCACGCCAGGGCGCCACCGACCTCGTCGATCTGAGTCTGGAGTTCGGCGATCTTCGCGCCATTATAAGTCATGGTCTCTTGCGCGACCGCGACCTCTTCCGACGGGACGTAGTAGACCCCCCCTGTGTTCACTAACTTATTGGCGTTGATGGTGATATCAGCCATGGCAGACCTCACTTCTGTCGGATTGCGTAGTTGATGGCCCTGAACATATCGAGCGTGTCGCGCAGCGGTGGGGCATTGCGTTCTTCAACGACCCGTCCACCGCGACGGGTCCGCTGCGTCGTTCCGGCGCCCCAGTCTTTGAGATCCATGCCGGACAGCTTCGCCAGCTGACGTGCGCCTGCGCGGGTGCGGCTGAGACGCGCCGCAACGGTTGCCGCAGCGATCGGGGTGAACGGTGGATCGCCACCGGCCGCCATGTTGTTCTTCACTGCGTCACGCGCCCTCGCCCCGAGCGCATGCAGGACCTTCAGGGCCTCGCCGTCTTTGTTCGCCAGCACCAGCTGCGCCGACTTGATCAGCATCTTGGCGATCTCGTCGCCGAGATGGATGATCGGCGGGTTCAGCCACGGGCGGGCCGGGATGTTTTTCGCGGGCGAACCGAACTCGTGGATATAGCCAAGAAGGGCATTATTCGGACCGCCGTCAGTGCGCTTGGTGTCGCCGGGGATGCCCACCATGACCACACGGCTGGTCAGGATGTTGATCGCCTTCCGCAGCTCCTCGGCGCTGTCGACGGTGATCCTGACGCCGTTCTCCGCCATCAGAAACCAGTCACGCCACGCGCGGCGAGCACGCCAAGCAGCCAGGTACGGACGGTCTGCAGCTGCGCCAGGCTGAGAGGCTGGATGCAAAATCCACCCACGGCAACGTCGCAAAACTGGTAGCAATTTGCCGGCGTCACGGCGCCCATGTTGCCAAAGGTGAAGCGATTCGTGGTACCTACCAGGACGCGATTGTGGGTAGCTGTTGACGTCTTGCTAACCGCTCCGGTGACATCATGCATCGTGTAGGGACGCACCCCCGCCCCAGCGGGATAGGTCCAGGCATACATCCGCCAAGCGGCGAGCGAGTTCCCTAAAAGGTCGAGCGTGTTCTCGCCCCCCGAGACCACCAGTCCCTGACATGACCAGTAGACGGATGGATGGTTGCTGATCGAGTTGTTCTGCGGATTGAGGATGAGAGCGGACGCCTGCCCGGGGCCAATGCTGACCATGGTCGCATTGCCGGTCGCCGGGGTATAGCGAGCGACGGCGAACATCGTCCAACCAGACGCGAGAGTCGCAGAGGTCTCGAACACTCCGCTGTCGAAGCCAAATGTCGGCGTCGAGGTCGCGGTGCCGTTGTTGACGGTGATCCACGTGGTGCCAATGACCGGCGGATTGGTGAGGTTGGCGAACGCGGGGCCGCCCGGCGCGCGGTTGCCGTTGATGCCATCCTTGGTCGTGCCGAAGATCCCCAACGCCTGCAAGCCAGGGATGACCGGCGGCGTGGTGACGAATCCTTGGAACGTGTAGCCGGCAATGACTTCTTCCAACGGCATACCGGGCTCTCCTACACGTCAGCCGTGACGTTCATGCGGAAGGCAACTAGCCAGTTCCACCCCGGGTACGGCTTGCCCAACATGGCCGTAGGCAGGGTCCTGAACGTATCCAGGGAGAGGAATGGATCGCTGTCACACACGTTGCCGCAGCCCCCGTGCGGTACGTTGTTGGCGTAGTCCACCCACGGATTTGTCACGATGTTTCGACTGCAATTGATTAAAATAACCGAATTATAAAGTTGAATGCTGGTGATGGTCAGCGCGCCCAGATCGTCCCCCGCAGAGAACCCAAGATCCGATAGGACCGGCTGCACCGTGGAGCCGTCGGTGCCGCCATAGAACGGTTGGGTTTGCAATGGTGGCTCTGGCGTATGGCACTCCAGCAAAATCTGTTTTCCGCGGCAGGTCGCTCTGACCACGTAGAGCGGGAACCAGCCTTCACCGCGCTCGAACACCCGATGCATGATGTGACCGACCTGGTTGCCCATCATGCGATAGCCATCGGGGCTCATGTGCGGCCCGTTCGGATTGCTGTTCGGCACCTGGTAGTTCGGCATGCAAAGGTAGTCACCGAGTGGCGCCGTGATGCCGGCCTGCAGGAAGGCGTTGCCGACCGAGGTGATATGCAGAGTGTTGTCCCACTCCGAGTTGGGCTGCGACGCAAAGAACGCAGGCGGCAATTTCTGGCCGGTGATCGCCTGGATGTCGGCGGCGATATCAGTGCGCAACTTCTCCCACTTAGCCTCATAGCCAGCTTGTGTGGCATCCCACAGCGTGGGGTTATAATTCGCTTCGCCTTGCAAATAATAAACGGCGACGACGCCGAACGTGTTGGCGGGGTTGGCCGCGAGCACCGCCGCCTTCACTTGGTTCAGCAGCGAGGGAATGCGGTCATAGTAGCACGGTGTGGCGTAGCCCTTCGACAGCTCCTCGATCGCCTTGCCACCTTCGCCGCAGCCGTTGACGATCAAGCGGCGGGACGGATCGGCCGTGAGATCCCGCCACTGCAGCTGCAGCGCCCGCCACTGGTTGGTCGCAGAGATGCCTGGCGTCTCGTACCCGCGGGTGCCGTCGAGCGGGTTGATGTTGGAATTTTGATCCGGAATGAAGACGTAGTCGGTCGCGGTCTGCACACCGCCGGGCGCGTTGCCTAACGTGAGATTGTCCAGGCCCTCGTTGGTAGAGGCGCGCGGCAGGCCCTGATTCCCGACGCTGAGCGACTGGCCGTAGATGAGGACCATGTTATGGGTCCAGATCGGTTGCGCGATCTGGGTGTTGGTCTGACCGCGCACCGCCATTGAGTTCGCGGTGGCCAACGCATCGCGGGAAGTGACCAGCGACGGGCTGAAGGAATTGGGATCGTCGCCACCACCGCCAGTGAACCCCGGCGCGGTCAGCTTGCCGAGCACCTGAAGGTTGTTGACGATGGTGTCGCCGGTTGTCGAGAAGGCAAAGATGATGTTGCCGCTGGTGTCCCTCACCCAACGCGACAGGTCGGGCATGGTCGAAGTGCCCAGCTGCTCCTGGTCACCGTTGAGGAAGGTGAGCGCATTGGCGGTGAGCGCACCACCGAAGCTGCCAGTGCCGCTGGCAGAGAAGTTCCCGGTGAGCGAAAGGTTGCCGGTGAGCGTAGCTGGGCCCGTCACGTTGAGAGCGGCGAGCGAGGTCTGACCGAACACCTGCACGCGCTGCAACAGCAGCATGCCGGTGTTGTCCAGCGCCATCGGGATGCTGCCATCACTGCCGGCCCACCAGCGCGCGAGGTCCGGCATCATGCTGATGCCCGGGCGGAGAATGTCGCTGTCGGTGAAGGTGAGGCCGCCGACGCCGCTGATCGTCCCTGGAGCGGTGAGTGCGCCACCCGTCAAAGGCAGATAAGGGCTGGTCGAATTCTGCACGCGATCCCAGGTCGTGCCGCTGCTGCTGATCCAATCGCCCGCGGTCCACGTCGTCTGGCCGTCGATGGCGGCCGTCGTGCCGCTGACCGTCACTACGAAGTAGTCGCCGCGCGGCGCCTGCACGCCGCCCACCAGGCCGCCAGAGGTCATCGCTGGGGTGTTCGTGGCGGCGTTCCAGCCGCCACGGTAGTTCAGTGTGCCCGTGGCGGCAGATGGCAGCTGCGCGGTCGGTACGCGGCCCGTAGCGTCCAGGGAGGGCACGCCGAGGGCGATGCCCTTCTGGCTCAGCGGTACGTAGCTGGCGACCGCCGCATTAACCGTGCCGGAGACCTGCACATCGGACTGATAGTGCGCCGGGTTCGCCGTGTCGTACGGCGTGTAGCCGAGACCGCCGATGATGTTCGCAGAGTTCGGCGTCAGGCTGGCCGTTGCCGCTGTCCAGTCGGTGAGATCCGAATGCAGCAGCGTGACGTCACCAGCGCGACCCGCAACCGATTGCACTGGGGCCAAAGCTGGTGCGCTGGCGATAACCCATCGCCTCGAGGCGGCGTCGAGATCGTCGACCGGATCGCCGAAGAGGCTAAGCTTGCCGAGGAGATGTCCTCCCGCGAGCGGGAGATAGTCCGCAACCGTCGTACTGACCCGCAGATCGGTATAGCTCTTGGTTGCCGCTTCCTTCGATCCCAACGGATCCGCTGCCAGCAGCAGAGGGCCGGTCAGCGTGCCGCCTGCGAGGGGCAGGCGCGAGGTGTCCGAGGGATGCACGTGATCCGAGCGGGCATAGGTCAGGCTGGTGCCGATAAAGCCCGGATCGGCATCCAGCAGCGGCACCGTGATGGAGGCGCCCGACTGGGTTGCCCCCAAGGCAATCTTGAGCCCGAGCTGCAGATCGCTGATCTCGCTCCAGGCGATGCGCCAGTTGTTGCGCTCGCTCTCGGTCGTCGGCCGACCCGTGATCGGAACTTTGAAGTTGATCAGTGAGGTCATGCAGGGATCTCAGGTGCGACGGCTTCGCCGTTCGACCGTGCAGCGATCGGCGGTCCGAGCTGTGCGCTAAGCTGCCGCTGGATCTCCAGAATCAGCGGGGCGGACGTCTTGAACGGGGCTTCCGCCAGCAGATTAACGATCGCCTGCCAGGCCGGCTGCTCCAGCGTCACTGTTGCTCGCATGGGCCGCGGCCTCCTTTGCTACTTCGATGGCTTTGGCATGCTGCGCTGCCGGATCGTCGTCTTGCCGATAGGTGCGGCTATACCCATCAATCGGGCCGCCGATGATGGTGGTGGTCCACCGCTCGGCGAACGGATCGAACACCGTGAGCACGGAGATGCCGCCGATCAGGACGTCCTCGTAGTGCTGGGTCACATCAGGATCCCCCGGCGCGCAAGATAGGGCCGGACCGATGCGGCGAGGGCGGCGAGGTTCGCCTGGGTCATCACGCCGCTGCCGACATAGCCGAACGCGATGTCGCTCGGCCCGTTCGTCACCGCGGCCTCGACCGAGAGCATACCGAAATGCGCAGTCATCGCCGGGATAGAGGCCAGTCCCGTCAGGCCGGCATACGTCGTCGTCTGACCGGCCTGGTTCTCGGTGAACTCGTAGAGATTCCAGGTCGGCGCCGAACCGCCCGTGCTGGTGAGCGCGAGAAAATGCCAGGTCGTCGTGATCGACTGAGCGAGATTTATCGTCGCGCGATTGCCCCCCACGTACAGCACGGCCCGCGCGCTCCACAGAGCGATGCCAGAGTTGTTGAACCCTTGGCCCGACGCGGCCGTCTGCATGCCCATCAGCTGGTTGTAGTTGTTCGACTCGACCTGCGTGCGACCAACGCAGGCCCAAGTGAAGCCGGACGCAAATAAAGCGCTGTCATAAGGCACGCCGGTATCGACCACATCGAAGCGGGTCGGTGTGCCGACCGGCTGATGCCCGACGCTGACGTAGTTTGTGCCGTGCGCCGGAGCGCCCGAGGTCACGGACAGCACCGGGCCGCCGGGTACACGATTCAGCTCGTTGCCGTCGCCCGTCGTGCCAAAGAAGACGAGCGTTCTGGCGCCGGCCGGGATCTGGATCGCCTTGCCGACCGTGGCCGAGAAACTCGTCTGCAGCGTGTGGGCGATCGTCATGCAACGATGCCCCGTCGCGCCAGCCACGGCCGCACTGCAGCAGCCAGGGCTGCAACATCGGCCTGGAGCATCACGCCCTGGATCACTGCGGCGAACGCGATGTCAGTCAGCACCGTGTAGTTGGACGGCGAGTTGGGTACCACACCACCGCACACCGGGGAGTTGGTGCTGGCGAGCAGCGACACCGTCTCGGTGTAGGTCGCCGGAGTCGCTCCGGCGGGGACGTCGGTGTATTCACTCAGCGTCCAGTTGCCGAGCGCACCACCAGAATAGGTGCACGACATAAAGTGCCAGTTGCCGGCATTGCTTCTACTGAGCACCAGGGTGGCGCGGATGCCGGCACCAGCAGCATGCAAGTAGGTGTTGAACGACGTAGCGCCCTGACAGGCGATGCCGGTGAGAGATCCGGCTAGGGGCGGCCCGGCGCCGCCACTGTCTTCCATGAAGATGCCACCGATCGAACCGACGGGGACCGCCCGCGCCACAACACACCAGGTCCAGCCGGCCGCCAGCAACGTCGCATCGCGCGTCACGTTGAGGTTGAGGCCGTTAGAGACCGTGCCGTTGTAGCCAGCTGACGCAAGATAGCCTGCAGCAAAGGTGGGGTTACCGGAGTTCGAAGGCGCCGGACCGCCGACCACGCGATTGCCGTTGTTGCCATCGAAGCCACTGCCGAGGAACACCATGCTGCGCAGACCAGGAACGACCGGCAGTGCTTTGCCGATCGACTGCGCGAAGTTGGCTTGGAGGACGTGCGTAACGGTCATTAGCTGACACTCAGGTTTTGGGTAGAGTAGAGGGCGTCGAGCACCGTCGTGCGCATCGAGGCGCCGTAGTGCCCACCAGTGCCGCCCATGGCCCAGTCGCTGTCCGTGGTGATCACGCCGCGCTGGTACCAGGCAGGCGTGCTGGCTTGCACCGGCACGTCGTCATCGATCCAGCGGTTCACCAAAGTGATCTGCTGCGCGCCCTTGCTGTAGAACACTGGATTGTAATTGCCGCCGAAGCGCTCGAGCGTGCGCATCACCGGATCCATCGGCAGGTCGACCTGGTAGACCGGGGCATAGCCCATCGCCAGTTCGCCGCGGATCACGGAGATGGTGAAGGCGCCCGTGTTCGTCGTGGTCGATGGCGCCAGCCCGGTGTCGAACCACTTCAGACCCATGCGGCCGAGGAACAGCGGCACGGTTTGGCCGCTGAGCGATTGCGGCGCCGGACTGGCCATCGTCGCGGTGGTCGCCGTTGCCGTGGTGCCATAGGCGACCTGGGTGTTGAACACGGTGCCATCGGGATAGAAAATGACGATGTCGGTCTGCCCGTTCGCGTCCTGTCCGATGAACTGGTTCGCCCCGAGTGTGAAGGTCTCCGCGATCGCCACGTCGTTGTTGTCGTGCGGCACCTCGTGCAGCAGCACATTGTTGCCGTCGATGAAGGTGCGGATGTAGTTGCGCTGGATCAGTCGCCCCTGGGCGCCCGCGCCCATGTTGGAGCTTCTCCAGATGACGCACTTGTCCTGCATCGCCGCGGTGAAGACGATCGAGCTGTCGGTGCACCACGCGGCCGGCCACGCCGAACTGAGGCCGACGTTCGCGGTGTAGCTCTGCGCCGCACCCAGCGTGATGCCAGTCTGGCCCGCGGTGACGGTGACCGTGGTATCGACGGTGAGGCCATAGGCCGAACTGCCGACCCAAAGCGTGCCCGTCGGACCGCGACGAATGAACAGCCGATTGCCGGGATTCTGGCTGAGCTGGATCTCCAACTGCTGCAGTGCCTGCCAGCCAAGATCGTCACTCGTAGCGGTCGGCATCGTCAGATAGAAGGCGAAGTCGATCCCCGTCTCAGCAAGACCGGCCGGTGCGCCAGGAGCCGGTGTCAGCGTGACTTGTGGCACCTGGCGCATACCGCGCCTGGTCGGATCGTAGCCATAGGCCTGGCGGTTCTGCAGCGGCATATAATCAATGAACGCAAAGCCACGGTTGAATGCCGTGGTCCGGTTCATGCCCATCGAATAGTATTCGTCGAGACACGCTGCGGCCCAGCCTGGTGGGGCAATACCGTCCCACACGCCGTTGGTCATGCCGATGATCATCGTGGCGTGGTGATCAGTCTGCATGACCACGTCGGTCGGCCCGTAAGCATCGGTGTGCGGGATGTTGCGCACCTGATTGATGGTGGCGTGCATCGCCAGTCCGTCGAACGACATCCTGTCATTGCCGGCGCAACAGAACAGCACGACGAGGTCGGGTACGATCGGGTTGGTTGCCGAGGTCGCCGTGCGGTTGACGTTCTGCCAGAAGGTCGTGCGCCCAACGGTGCCGACGATCGGCTTCGGGTAGACACCATACTTGGCGGGACCGCCGGAGTTGGCATTGTAAGCGCCGCGCGGATCGTTCACTGAGGTCCACGTCGCGCCGCCGACGCCGATGTTGTAAAAGTTGATGGTGCGGCCTGGGTTTTGCGCTTTGAACTCGGCAATGAAGCGCATCGCGCCCATGACGAGCTGGACTTGGCCCTGCGGATTGAAGGCCGATAGCGAGTCGCCGTCGAACAAGACATTGAGCGGCTGGCTGGCCGGGACCTGCGAACAGCGCGGAAAGCTCATCCGGCCGTGGCACATCTTCGGGACAGCGTTGTACGACGGTGCCCAGACCGGGCTGACGCGCTGCGGCATCTTCCGTCCGCCCGTCGTAGCGACGTAGACCTCGCTGTTGTCACCGGCCCAGATCACGCCATTGAACAGCTGTCCGGGGTTGCCTGGTGGTGAGGACATGTAGGCCGGGTGGCCTGCGTTGTCCTGACCGGCATTCGGAAGCAGGTAGAGCCTGTCACCGGAAAACCAGATTCGCCGCTTCGAGGGGAACGCGTCGATCGCGCAATTGATCGCGGCGACGCTGTCGTTGGTGCCCCACAGCACCCGGGTCGGCGTGTTGGTCCAACTGAACGGGAACGTCGTCGGGGTGATCTGGATCTGGTTCGGCGCCAGGAAGGCGGTGATCGTCGCTATGTAAACGTGCGTGCCATAGGGCGAAACGGTGTCCAGCTTGCGCGTTACGGTCGGCGTCTGCGTGTAGTAGCTATCCTGCCCCATGCCCTCGACCAGCAGGACTTTGTTCACTGGACTGGCCGTGACATCGACTGCGGGCACCACTAGTGCGCCAGGCACGGCGCTGACCGGGGCGATCGTCATGCCCGTGGTGTCGAGCGCGACAGCACTTCCACCGATATAAGTTTTGACCCGTGCGAGCACGGTGACGCCGCCGCCAAGGTCGAGATAGAGCAGCTTGCCGGTATGTCGGGCTTGAAAGGCCCAACCCTGGTAGCGCTGGCTGTCGATGTCGAGCCGCGTGGTGTTGGCGTCAGTCGCCGCCAGGGTCACGTTGCCGGTGAAGTTCATCAGCGTCAGCACGTTGCCCGTAGTGCTGACGTAGCCATGGTTGGATTGCCCGTCGCCCACGGCGTTGTACGGCGCGGCGCGCACGTCGATCGCATCGGTCGGGGCAGAGATCGGCGTGGTATTGAACGGGACGCCCGCGATCTTAATCGCGTTCTGTACGTTGAGCGAGGCCGTGTTGGTCTCGCCGGTCAGCGCGTCGAAGCCGAAGATGATGTTGCCATTGGCGCCCTGCACGGCGCCGATCAGGTCCGGCATGATCTGATCAGTGACCGTCTCGTTCGCGGTTACCGTCGTGCCGAACGTCGCCGTGGTGGCGGAAAGGCTGGTCAGCCCGGAGAGGGTATTGGTCGAGAAGGTGGCGGCGTAGAGCGAAGCGACCGCCATAGCGCCGTTGTAGTCGATCCAGCCGGCGATATTGCCGTTTGTGTCGCGCCACGAGGTGGCGAGGTCCGGCTCGAGCGCCGTCATCCAGGCATCGGATCCTAGTCCCACGGACGTCTGAAACACCGGGGAGACGACCGGCGCGCGCGAGCTGTCGGTCGGGTGCACGTGGTCGGAGCGAGAGACGGTGAGCGCCGTACCGGCCGTGGCCGAGGCGGCCATCGCTGGCAACGTGTTGGCTCGTGCGTTGTCGAAATACTGCTTTGTGGCAGCGTCAAGCGGGTTGACCGGATCGGCGATGAGAGTGATCGAGGCGCCGGTCAGCGCGGCCTGTGGAGCATTGAGCCCGGCCGCATAGAGCACGCCCTGGGAAGAGAGCTGCAGGGCGATGTTACCGGCCGAATCCAGCCACACCTCGGCAGCATCGGGGATCAGCGAGCTCGTGGGGCCGAAGGCGTCGGTCGTGGTGAAGGTGAGGCCGGCAATCCCGGCGATCGTGGCAGGCGAAGACAGTGTGCCACCCGCGAGAGGCAAGTACGGCGTCGCCGCGGTCTGTACGCGTTCCCAGGTCGTGCCGTTGGAGATGATCCAGTCGTTGGCGTTCCACGTCGTGATCGTGTCGATCGCTGCGGTGGTGCCGGCGACGGAGGCCACCCAGTAGTTGCCCGCTGCTTGGGTCACGCCGCCCATCAGAGCGCCGCTGGTGGCACTCGGCGTGTTGGTGGAGGGATTCCACACCCCCATGTAGCGCACCGTCCCAGTGGCCGCTGCGGGCAGCTGCGTGCTGGGGATCCGGCCTGAGGCGTCGAGCGTCGAGACGCCGTTCGCCGATCCGCGCTGCGTCAGCGGGACGTAGTTGGCGACAGCACTGCCGATCGAAGCGGCGACCTGAGTGTCGGACTGGTAGTGGGCCGGGTTCAGTGCGTCGTAGCGCGAGGTATCAACCGGATGGACGTGGTCTTCCCGCGAATAGCGAGTTGCGGCACCGACTGTGGCTGCTCCGGCGATCAGCGGCAGATTGGCGCCGAGGAGGGCATTCAGCGAGGCGGCGACCTGGAGATCGCTCTGAAAGTTCGCTGGGTTGGACGCAGCATAACGGGATCCGTCGATCGGATGGACGTGATCTTCTCGGGCGAAGAGGATGGCGCTACCGACGTTCGCAGCTCCGTCCATCAGCGGGGTGGCGAGCGCGCCGAAAGCGGTAACCTGCGCGAGAGTCTGATACTGCTGCGGGTTCGTAGCGTCGTACGACGTATAGCCCTGCGCGCTAGAGACGTCCGGGGCGAGGAGCGTGATATTGCCCTGACGCGTGTTGAAGGAGACGACGCCAGAGGCCGGGACCGAGGCGACACCCTCCTGGTCGATCTGCAGCGTGACCCCGTCGCTGCGAATGCCACCGAGGGTTTGCGTATTGGCGACCGGCAGGACATAGGCGTGGAATTCGAGGTTCTGCACTGCAGCTTGCAGCGCACTGATCTCGTCAGCCGCGAACTGCCAGTTCGCCCGTTCGCTCTCGGTTGTCGGGTTGCCGTACCAGGGGACGGTGACGTCGATCTGTGAGGTCACGGAGCGGGATCCCAGACGGTCTCGCCGTTGTCCCAAACCGTGGTGCCGTTGTCCCACACACCGCCGGGCCAGATCGGCGGGTTGTTGGAGATCGGCGCCGAGGCCGGCAGGCCCCACGGATTGACCCCGGTGATCTGCACGCCACCAGAGCCGACCATGCGGGCAATCTGCAGGAAGCGCACGCCGTACACCGTCAGCGAGTAGGCACCAGCATCCTGCAAGGAGCTGATGCCTGTGTCGTAGCCGACACTGACGCCGTTGATTGATTTATTGCTGATGACCCCCGTACCAAAGCCAGGCACGCCCCCGCGCGAGGCTTGCAGCTGCATCTGCCGGTCCATCGACAGCTGGTGCGCCAGCAGCAGGTAGCAACCGAGCGGCCACATGTTCCGCCAGCGGTTCGGCGGCAGCATGGTGACGATCAGGCCGAGCCACATCTCGATCTGCTCGTCCGGGTAGACGGACGAATCGGCAAAGGCCGGGAACACCGCCCGATAGCCGGACACGCTGACCGGGGAAGTTCCAAGATTGGTCGGGCAGGTACCAGTCGTGGTCATGCTCATCCTG